CCTGATAACTTTGGCCCTGCGGCTCTAAGTGAGGCTTTCATGGTTGTTAATGATACTCTTTATTTGGTAAGCGGAAATGATGGCGCTGCAACTGGCACAACTGTCAACTACATTACTGCAAGGATTCGTTGCAGAGTCGTGAAACTCTCAACCAAAGACTGGATGGCAATTGCAATTCAGAGTACAGCCTCTGACAACTGAGGCGGTATAATGGAAATACACGTTCACATCCATGACGGGTCTGTCAAAGAAGGCCAAACACCTAAGCCTCGATCACAAAAGAAGGTGAGTAAAAGTGCTTCTCCTCCTAATAAAAAACCTCGTAAGAAATCTGCTTGGCAGAAGTATATGGGGCAGAAAAAGAACCAAGTCAAGTTTAAGTCTGGTGCTAAAAAAGGAAGACTTGATCTCTCCAAAATGTCAAGAGCCTACAAAAGGAGTAGACGATAATGACATTGACGGGTCGTAGAACATTGACATCTCTCATTCCACCATTAACAGTGAATGCAACCGAAACCTCTTGGGTTAGTGGTAATGGTTGGGATACTACTACTAATGGTTTAGCCGTGTTTTATGAAACCTATTTTGATACCAGTGGTTATGAATTAACTGACTTGACGCTAGTTCCAACTAATATTAATCTTCAAGACCCTGGCCGTTATTCTTATTCTTCTATCGCACCCGACCCCGCTAATGGAATGATAACACTTGATATTGTGTCCCAAGAGCGCCTCGATCCTAATCTCGTTTATCATGAGATATTGATCGATAATGCTGCGCCGGGCATGACCCAAACATCTTATGACCAAACTGCAATCCTTTTCGGTCAATATCGCTTATGGGCCTTAGATAATAGTTATGCCAATATTGGAAATGTTAATTCTGTAGTAAATCAAGCCACCTTTGGAACAGGCGAAGCCTCAGCGGCTGCTAAGTTATGGATTTATCGAATAGTAATTCCTTTGTTTAGCAATTTAACTCCCGCAATGGCTTTATCCATCCCTGCCTCAAGAGTTAATCTCTTTGCCACCATCATCGATGAGGATGAAATTGCTTATCTCATGCGCCTAAAGCGTTCTTACGAGTTAGGAACCGGCACCGCATGAATTCTAATTGGGAATTATTTGGCGTTCTTCTTTTAGAAGAAGATTCTACCGAGCGTAAAGCGCAACAGATGTCTTCGGTAATCGAGCCGGATGAGTCAATTGGCCCAGCTTTTTCAATATCATCAACACCTATTCCTGAGCCTCGAAGAGATTATCGGGGAAAATGGGGAATGCCATTAACCATTTATCCATTCCAGCCTTATCCTATTGGTTGGTTGGTTCCCCATATTCTGTTTGCATATGACACGGCAACAGAAGGAACGGAATACGATTATACCTTCGATGCGGCTTAAGCATAATCAAGAATTGATTTCTGCCAATCGATCGCCTTTAGTAATGATTCAGAAATTTCAATCGGAACCTTTGCTCTGATGTTCGCCCGAATCGGTGAATGCCTCTTGTCCTTCTCGTGCTTAGTAGGAAAGCACGGCGGGACAAAGCCCGGAAATATTCCCCATAAAACATATGATTGGTTAATTTGATTTGGAGGGCCGAGTAATGGCTCAAAATATTTAATTGCGCCTTTCACATTTTCAATTACAAAATATTTTGGTTTGAGAAGGTCAATAATTCTCATTCCACATTCGAGAATTTCTGTGGATGGTTTCCAATCCTCTCCTGCTCTATGTGCGAGTGATCGGGGCGAAGAATAAGCCATCGAGAATTCGAGGCAAGGCGGAGAGAACCAAATCAAATCGGGAGTCACATGATGATCCATAGCGAGAATATTATTTTCAATCCATTCTTCAAAGTCAAAGATGTCTCTTATTGTCGTATGGGGAACGCCAGACATCAAGGGATTGTTGTCAATACGCAATACTTCCCAACCTGCCTGAACAAATGCCTCACTGGCACCACCTAATCCTGAACACAAGTCAATCATGCGCTTCATGCCATCGCCCCCGGTATTGGAGGTTGAGGTGGACTTGGTTTCGGAAATAACTTCATTCTTCTTCACTCCAAATCTTTTCACAACCACATTCAACAACATTGCGTGCGAACCAAAGCGGATAACCATGGATGCAATGTTCAAGAATGTTGAACATCTTGAATTCTAAACTCATTCTTTCATCTCCTTCTTGAGTGCGTGGTATTTGTCAGCCATCTTACGGGCTGACTCTTTCCACATTGCAGCATTTAGAACTTCCATCTCTAAATCCTGTTGCGTTCTATCTCCGTCGAGTAATTGTCTTCGTACCCACTTGGAGAAGTTCGGTTTCTTGCTCGCAATCTCCCATGAATTGGGACATAAGGTAATCAATTTCTGCCTCATATTTACTGCGAGACTTGCATTCGTATATGTATACTTCGCAAAAAAGCCGGGCATTCTTGCCCAAATTAATTATACCAATGAATGACGGTGGGGGTGGTGGTGATAGTTAACTAGATGGAGGTGGACCTTCATCATCGCGCCTGGATTAAAGAAGAATAATCCGTTTGTATATGCGCTACATTGATAGGTTGCCTAGCTAAACAAGAGGTTATGGCAACTGCAAAGACTGGCTCTTTTTACCTGACTGAAACCGTACAAATCGCTGCTTCTGCTCCCAATACAAGTAGAACGCAAGGTACAATTGATTTGGGTGCATATGTAAATGTCCCTACTGGACAAGCGATCGCAGTAGAATCTGTGGATTTCATTTATCAGCATGGTGATGACTTCAAAGGAAATGTAGGAGGCATGATGGCTGGCGATGGGGCACTTACTGTTCAATTAACCGACCTTAACCCCGGTACAGCATTCGTTCGGGCTGATGATGCATCACTCATTGCATCAGGATCTCTCAATATTGATACTTCCGCCTCGATCGGAACTCATGTCAATGACCTTTATCCTGATAACTTTGGCCCTGCGGCTCTAAGTGAGGCTTTCATGGTTGTTAATGATACTCTTTATTTGGTAAGCGGAAATGATGGCGCTGCAACTGGCACAACTGTCAACTACATTACTGCAAGG